AACTTTGGAGTTGACTCCAGGTGCAACACAGAATTTGGACATAAACGGAGGAAGTTTCTGAAATGGCAAGTATTATAAGAGTAAAAAGATCGACTGGTACTACAGCACCGTCGTCATTACAATTTGGTGAAGTCGGTGTAACTCTGAGTGGTAGTGGTACAGTATCAAATAGTGGTGATAGATTATTTGTTGGAGATAATGCAGGTAATCCACAAGTTGTTGGTGGTAGATACTTCACAGATTTACTAAGTATTGGTCCAGGTTTAGTTGCAGGTCAATCAAACCCTGCCACTGCTTCAAATGGATTTGTTCCTGTTCTTGACCAAAATCAGAAAGTTGATCAGTGGAATGTAGATAATTTAAGATTAGATGCAAACGTTCTTTCGTCTACAAATACAGATGGAGACATATTCTTTACACCTAACGGATCTGGTGAAGTAGTAATCGGTGACGATATATTTTTAACTTTTGGTGATAGTAAAGATGCAAAAATAGAATATGATGAAAATGGTGATGATAGAATTAACGTCACTGGTGCTGATTGGGTCTATGAGAACGGTGTAGCAATTGTAATGGCAGATGTGACTGATTCTGCCACGAAAGACACTGGTGCCCTTACAGTCGAAGGTGGAGTAGGTATAGAGAAGAGTGTTAATATAGGTGGTAATATTAAAGTAACAGGAGTATCAACATTTGTTGGTGTTGTTACAACTACAGGTGACTTATTTGTTGGTGGCGATCTTCATGTAAAAGATGACATCTTCTTTGATGAAGCAACTATGCGTAATCTTAGAGTTACTGGTATTTCAACCTTTGAAGGAGATGTGCATCAAACAGGTGGAGTATTACATGCACTAGATGCAAGAATCGGTGGTGTTGGCATTTCATCAAATATTATTTCAACTAAACAAGGACATGGAAATCTATTATATATTGACCCATTTCCCGATGGTTTAAGTAATGAAGGTACAGTTATTGTTAAAGGTGATTTACAAGTTGATGGTACAACCACAACAGTTGATTCATTTACAGTCAATCTAAATGACCCAATCATTAATTTGGGTGTTACTACAAGCACAAGAACTGTTATGATGACAGCACTTGCTGGTGTTAGTACAATAAAACTTGATACAACTGCTGGTATTAATACAGGTGATAGTATTGCTGGAACAAACATAGCAGCTGGAACTACAATTTCAACCTATGATATAGGTGAAGCATTAGTTACAATTAATAATGCTGTTCAAGTTGGTGGTATTGCAACAACTACACAATTAACTGTTACCGCAAACGTTGATACGAACACTGATCGTGGTGTGGCATTTGGATACAATACAAGTTCAGGTGCTGGTAATCAAAAAACAGGTTTCTTTGGATATCATGATCTAGGTGGTGATGCAAGTAATGCACCAGAAAGATCATTTACTTATATTCCAGAGGCAACAATCGTAAATAATCTAGTAAGTGGTACAAAAGGTTTCCTAGATATTAAGGGGATATATTTCCAGAATGGTGATTATGACACCACTGGAAATGGTATTGTTTACTTTGATTCAACAGGTAAGCAAGTTGGTGCTGCTGGTACAGCTGCTGGCATAACAACATCAAACTTTATACTTACCACTGATGTAAACAACATTCCTAAATGGACAACGACAATTGATGGAGGTTCCTTCTAAACTATGACAAACCCTAATGATGTTGATGTGAATGCTTTGATTAAAATTTACAACCAAAAAATTTCTACATTAACTAACCAAAATATTCTTCTTGAAGCAAAATTACAAACGATTGTTCAAGATCATTTAGATGCTCAAAAAGAATTACTAGCAGAAAAACTTGAAATCCAAGAAAAGTACGAAAATTTATTAGCAGATATAGAAGAGGAAGATGGCGAAACCAGCAACTAGACAACAATTAATTGACTACTGTTTTAGGAAGTTGGGTGCTCCTGTATTGGAAATAAATGTAGATGATGATCAAGTTGATGATTTAGTAGATGATGCAATACAACTTTTTAACGAACGTCATTTTGATGGTGTTGAAAGAATGTATCTTAAATATGAAATCACACAAGGTGATATTGATAGAGGAATAGGTGCAAAGATCGCTGGTGAAAGCACAATCGACGGTAAAAATGGTATTGGTATAGTTACCACGACATCTACATCAACAAACATACCTGGTTACGGAACAACAACAACTACATTTTACGAAAACTCAAATTTTTTACAAATACCTGAATCCGTTGTAGGAGTGAACAAAATATTCAAATTTGATACTAGTTCAATATCTGGTAGTATGTTTAGTATTAAGTATCAGTTATTTTTAAATGATTTGTATTACTTCAACTCTGTTGAACTTCTCCAATACAGTATGACAAAAACTCGTCTTGAGGATATTGATTTTTTACTTACACCTGAAGCACAAGTTAGATTTAACAAGAGACAAGACAGATTATACTTAGATATTGATTGGGGTGCACAAACTGCAGGTAACTTCTTAGTTTTAGATTGCCATAGAGCATTAGATCCTGATACATTTACTCAAGTCTATAATGATTATTTTGTTAAGTTGTATTTAACTGCTTTGATAAAAAGACAGTGGGGTCAGAATTTAATTAAATTTAGAGGAGTCAAATTACCAGGTGGATTAGAACTTAATGGAAGAGAAATCTATGATGATGCAGAAAGAGATTTAGAAAGAATCAAAGAGAAGATGATGCTCGAATATGAGTTACCACCTCTTGATTTTATTGGGTAATGATAGATGGCATTAAATCCCTTTTTTCTACAAGGATCTCAAAGTGAACAAAGACTTGTTCAAGATTTAATAAATGAACAACTTCAAATTTATGGTGTTGAAGTCACTTATATTCCAAGAAAATTTGTAAGAAAACAAACAATAATTAAAGAAGTACAATCATCTGCTTTTGATGATAATTTTTTATTAGAAGCATATGTTAACACATATGAGGGTTATGGTGGTCAGGGAGACATCATGACAAAATTTGGTGTGAGTTTAAGAGATGAACTTACACTTACAATATCAAAAGAGAGATTTGAAGATTTTATATCACCATTTTTAGAATCAGATGAAGACTACGAGTTATCTACAAGACCTCGTGAAGGAGATATCATATTTTTTCCACTAGGAGCAAGATTATTTGAAGTTAAGTTTGTTGAGCATGAGGAACCGTTTTACCAATTAGGAAAAAATTACGTATATCAACTTAAGTGTGAACTCTTTGAATATGAGGATGAGGTTATTGATACTGGAATTGATATTATTGATTCTCAGCTCGAAGACATAGGATATATCAGCACACTTCAATTGATAGGGACTGGTGTGACAGCAACTGCCAACGCACAAATAAATCCAGAAAATAGAGGTTATATACGTGAGATTGTATTGAATGATGATGGTAGTGGATATTCAAGCACACCAAATGTTGCAATTTCAACTGCTCCATTTGGTGTAGGTAATATTAATGCAACTGCTGTTGCTATTACAACCACAAGGTCTGGTATATTTTCTATTGATCGAATATTATTAACAAATGCTGGTGCTGGATATACTACTCCACCCTCAGTAACCATTACTGGTGGTGGTGGAGTAGGTGCAGCAGCAACTGCTGCTGTCGAATTAAGTAATTTTGGTATAGTTGATTTTACACTTTCAAATAATGGAACTGGATACGCATCAAAACCAACAGTAACTATTACTGGTGTAAGTTCATCTCCTGCAGTTGCAGAGGTTAATCTTTTAGCAGATAATACAATATCTGATATCTTTTTGAAAAATGCTGGTATAGGATACACAGTAACTCCGACTGTAACAATATCAAATCCGTCATTAATTAATGGTGTTGGCAATTTTGAGAGGGGTGAAATTGTTAAGGGTATGTCTTCAGGTGTTGAAGCAAGAGTTAAAGAATGGGATACTGATACTAAGATACTTAAAATATCAAATGTTGGTATAGGAACAACTACAAAAGCATTCCTACCTGGTGAGATTATTCAAGCAACTGAGTCTACACACTTTATTGTCAATTCAACAGTAACAGGAACAATTGGTGTAACAACAACACAAATTACTGGTATTAATACATCAGGAATTAGTTTAAATCAAGAATTAAATCAGGTAAGTGTTGGTCAAACTATTGTTATAGGAACTGGTGCAACTGTTACAAATATTGGCATAGGAACTATCTTCATAAGTATTCCTACGTTAAATACTACTGGGGGTTTTACAACTTCTATCTCTTTTGGATCAACAGTATTCTCAAATTATTCTTTAGATTTCTTCGATGAAGATAACCAAGACACAACCTTTGAGTCAAACGAAATTATCGAATCTGAAGCAGACGATATAATTGATTTCTCAGAAGGTAATCCATTCGGTACATTCTAATGTTAGGAACTTATTACTACCACGAAATACTCAGAAAAACCATAATTGCTTTTGGTACAATTTTTAATGACATTCATATTCGTCATCGAGATGGTGCTGGTAAAGAAAGTAGTGATATGAGAGTTCCTCTTGCTTATGGTCCTATGCAAAAATTCCTAGCAAGATTAGAGCAACAACCAGATTTAAATCGTGCAGTGCAAATTACATTACCCAGAATGTCATTTGAAACAACAAATATCGCTTATGATGCAACAAGAAAGGGTGGCATAACTCAAACATTCAAAGCATCTGATGGTAGTAAACTCAGAAAAGTTTTCATGCCAGTTCCATATAATATTGGATTTGAATTAAACATTCTTGTTAAATTAAATGATGATGCATTACAGATTGTAGAACAGATATTACCATATTTTCAACCATCATTTAATGTTACGATAGATCTTATAAATGTAATTGGTGAAAAAAGAGATGTTCCAATTGTATTAGACAATATATCTTTTCAAGATGATTACGAAGGGGATTTTGCAACTAGAAGAGCATTAATATACACTTTAAACTTTACTGCTAAAACTTATCTCTTTGGTCCTGTATCTGATTCTAGTGAAGGTCTTATCAAGAAAGTTCAAGTGGATTATCATGCTTCTGTTGATACTGAAAATGCAAGAAGAGAGTTAAGATACACTGCTACTCCTCAAGCACTTCAAGATTACGATAATGATAATACAGCAGAATTAAAGACAGATTTAAGTAAAACTAAGACCAGATTTGATATTACTTCAACTGCCGCTCTATCAGTGGGCATGAGAATTATTATAGATAAAGAAATAATGAAGATTAAAGAAATCGTTGATGCGAATACAATTACA